CTCAGATCAGATTGCTAAACTAAAAAACCTTTGCGAGACTTTGCTGCAACCAGTTAGAGATAAGTTTGGTCCAGTAATTGTTACCTCTGGATACAGATCTCCAGATCTTTGTGTTAAGATAGGCAGCTCAATTAATAGCCAACATTGTAAAGCTGAAGCTGTAGATTTCGAAGTTCCGGGTACAGATAATGCTGATCTTGCTTACTGGATTAAAGATAATATTGAAGGTTGGGATCAAATGATCCTTGAATTTTATACCATTGGTGAGCCTTCAAGTGGATGGGTTCATTGTAGTGTAGCAGATAAACCTAGAAAACAATTCTTGAGAGCTTTCAAAGAAGATGGTAAGACAAAGTACAAACCAATATTAGGAGATATAAGATGTGGTTAAGTGCTATTAAACTTGCAGTACAAGCAGGTAGTCATATTTATAAAAACAAACAGAAAACTAAAATGCTTATGGCAGACGCACAAATGAACCATGCTCAGAAGATGGCTAATGGTGAAGCAGAATACCAAGGTAAGTTATTACAGAGCAGAGATTCGGATTGGAAAGACGAGTTCATTTTATTATTATTAAGTGTGCCAATAGTAATGTTAGGATTTGCAGTTTGGTCAGATGATCCAACTCACATGGAGAAGATGAAACTATTCTTCGAATATTTTTCACAACTTCCATTTTGGTATCAGACTATTTTCGTGGGAGTAATAGCTTCTGTGTATGGTTTAAAAGCAACAGATTTAATTAAGAGGAAGTAATGAGTAATCAAGCACCAACAATGTTCGTATCACAATATAGTAAAAAGAAACCTACACTTCTTTCGCAGCAAACAGGTAAGAAGAAAAAGAAAAAGAAATATAAGAAGAAGAAGTAATGGCTAAACAAAAGTTCACACATTTTATACCTAGAGAGAAACCTAAGAAGAGAAAAGGTGTTCATACAAAATCTCAAAACAAAAGTGCTAAGAGACAAAAAAAGCAGACAAGATACAAGGGTCAAGGAAGATGATTGATAAATTTATTTATAAATTTTTTGGTTTGCTTGATGACTTTACTCAACAATTAGATAGAATATTTTTTCCAAAATCTAAAAAGAAAAAGAAATGAAACGACAACACAACACAGCTATGATTGCTTTACTTGGTACAATTCTTTTAGGTTTATCTACCTATGTATTAATAACTATAGTTGAATTACAAATTCATATTGGTATGTTATCAGAAGAGATTATGAATGTTGATAAACAGATAGGAAGAATATATAATTTCATAGATAGTATTAGAGATAAATAATTATGGCAAAGACACCAGCATGGCAGAGAAAAGCAGGAAAGAATCCCAAGGGTGGATTGAATGCTAAAGGTAGAAGAAGTTACAACAAAGCTACTGGTGGTAATTTAAAAGCACCAAGTAAAAAGGTAGGTAACAAAAGAAGAGCTAGCTTCTGTGCGAGGATGAAAGGCATGAAGAAGAAATTGACTTCAGCTAAAACTGCAAGAGATCCTAACAGTAGAATTAATAAATCACTTCGTGCTTGGAATTGTTAATGCAGAAAAAGGGTTGGAAAAAACAGAAAGCTAAATCTTTTATTTGTGGTTACTGTAAAGAATGTAACAAAGAATTAATTAGCGATAATGGTGGTTGGATAGTAACCCACAAGAAAGAATATTTTTGTCATAATGGCAAAGATGGTAGTTGCTTTGATAACTATTGTGAGTTAAAAGTTAAACAACAACAACAGGAGTATGGTTATGTATGGTAAATCAAAAGGTAAAAGCAAACTAACATCTAAACAAAAAAAGCTACCATCTTTTTTACAGAAAAAGATAATGAAGTCTAAAGCTAAAAAGAAAAAGTAAATGAAGAAAAAAAGTACAGTAAATAAAGCTGGTAATTATACTAAACCTGCTTTAAGAAAGCGATTGTTTAGCCAAATAAAAGCTAGAAAGACAATGGGTACTGCTGCAGGTCAATGGTCTGCAAGGAAGGCTCAGTTACTTGCCAAGACTTATAAGTCTAAAGGTGGTGGGTATAGATAATGGCATTGGCTAAACGACAACGAAGTTTAAAAGCATGGAGTAAACAAAAATGGCGAACAAAATCTGGCAAAAAATCCTCGGTTACTGGAGAAAGGTATCTTCCAAGTGCAGCGATAAAAAACTTATCTGCTTCAGAGTATGCAAGAACTACTGCTGCAAAAAGAAAAGCTAAAAAATCTGGTAAACAATTTAGTAAGCAACCTAAGTCTATAGCTTCTAAAGTAAAAAGATATAGAAGCTACAGTTAAATATTAATTTGTTTTAGTTCTTCGAACTCTTCCCAAATAGAATTTTCTACACCCCAATAATTTTTCTTATCTTGTTTGTTTCTTATTGAGTGAATGATTGTGGTATGATCTTGATTAAATAATCTACCCATAGAAGATATGCTAACATTGTAACCTTCATACAATAGATTATAGATTATACTTCTTGCTCGAACTACATCCCTAGTTCTACCTTTACTAAAGATGTCATGTTTGCTTACAGTATATTTCTCACACACTTTATCTACAAGTTTGGAAACAACTTCTAGGTTTGCGTTCTTTGTTTTAAATGTAGTAGCAATTTTAGTTTTATTATTGCTATCCATTATTGGTTGTCTCTGCATTAGTTCTGCTGCATACAGAAATCCTTCCGAGAACCCTACCTCATATAATCTTTCTTCTTGGTTCGTAAGAAGGTAAAATGCTTTCTTAACCTTATAGATAAAGTGATTCTGATTTAAGTTTTTAATGTGTTTATTATAGTGAGTGCTTATATTTATGGTCATAGATCCCCTACAGTTTCCTTTCTTTTTTTTCAACTATTAAGTTAATAACTATTTATTTGTCATTAACTTTTCTTTTGTCTGCTCTATTTGCCAAAGTAATTTATAAGAATCTTGTTGATACTTATTTACTTTCAGTTTCGCTTCCAGATACTTCTCGTGTTTCTTCGCTTGAAGATCCTTTAGCTTCTGCAGACGCATTCGGATTTGTTCCATCATGCTCCTTTTTTACTGTTGTAAAATCGTACTTTAAGTTGTCGATTTTTACTTCTACAAACTCTCCTCTATTCGAGTTGTTTGCAGCTTTCTTCACATCATCAAAGAGTTCAATCATTTGAAAATGACACTCCCCATTGATAATTCTTTTAAATTTTGTCATACTTATTTACTTTTTTCAACTTCTTTTTTGATTAGAAAATCTATATACTGTCTTGCTTTTTTAAGATCTTCAATACCATTCTTTCTTTTATATCTAGAAATATATTTAATTACATTACCCTCACAAAAATTAAAATTGTTTTCAATAATAAAATCTATTGGTTCAATCTTGTTTGCTATGTAGTGTGCCGGTTCTTTTATATTGTCTGCCATATTAAATCCTTTTTTTTAGCAAGGTGGGGAAAACGATAGAAAGGGAAAAAACCCCACCCTGCTTGATACCCTTTAGCCTAAGTTAAAAGGTATATTCGTTATTACCACCATCATCTGCTTTTGCAAAGCTATTATTACTAGACTTACCTGCTCCACTTGGTGTTAAAATTATAGTCAACTCTCCTGCTTTTACTTTGCCGTCTTGATCTTTAGACGGAAAGGCAGCTTGGTTGTACCACTTACCATTAATGTTTACTCCAATGGTCCAGTTCTTATCTGGATGTTTCATATTTTTTGGACCAACATATATAGGAAGTTTATCTTCTGGTGACTTCCAATCTGGGTTCTTGGTTAGGTTAATGTATATCTTGTCGGATTTATTATCCATGTTTACTCCTTGGTTATATCAATCTTATGATTGATTATTGTTTAGTTTGACCTCATGCTCACGAGTATGTTTCATAACTTGCTCGAATGCTTTAAGGTTATTTTTTTTAAGATACATAACTTGATCTCTAACCAAATCTTTAACTGCAGACAGTTGTCTTGAAGTTGTTGTGTCAGAAATATCTTTTATTATATCTTCTACATTTACCTCATCATCAAGGTAGGTAGGTTCTTCTACAGATTGCTCTGAAGAATTTTGTTGAAATGGTTTTGCATTGTAACCATCTTCTAAATCCATGCCTGTCTTTAAGTTCAAAGCATTTAAGAACGCATACTTTCTACTGTATGACATTGCTTGACCTGTTCCGTACTTATCTAAACCACCCATGGCAGTACATCCATCGATCACAATAAAACTTTTTGGATCATCGATGTCAGTTATTCTCATGGTGCAAGTAACAACAACACATTTATCTGTGATGTCTGTTATGTAATTGCAGGTTGGATATAAACCATTTTCTAATAGAGCTGCCATTGCAACTCTTTGAACATCATCATGCAGCAAAGGATTAAAAGGCATACCTTTAACCTTACTTGCTTTCTTTACACCACTCGCATGATTACAGGCGTTATAAAGTTTCTTATGTATGTTACTCATATTGTTTCCCTTCATTTGATATACATTTATTTCACTACTCATATTTTTATTCCCCATAGTTTGGTTATTAATTGTTTTTGTTCATCTGCTAGATCTTTATAATAAAAGAAATGATTAAGATCTGGTGGCTCCATCATGCTTGCTAATCTGTTGATGTTACCTTCAGAAAACACAATCATTTTTTCCCATGTCAGAATTTTATCTACCATGACATCATAAAGATGTTGTAAATGATCTGCCTTCATTAACTCATGGCTCTTATCAAAGATGACATAATCTTTATCATTAACATATACCAAGTATGGTATCTTCTTTGTTGCCATGTAGTAGAACGAAGTTTGTGTAAGGTTCTCAATCGTAGGTTCAGTTGGTAGATCTTGAGAGATCATGTTCCATTCTTCTTTACCTCTAACCTTTTTTAAATTAGGTGGTTTAGTTTTAAGTTCTATAAATTTTGTTTTAGTTTCATAATCGATACGACCAATAGTAGGTTTAATTTGACCAAACTCTTTTAGTTCTACATATCTTTCACAAACTAATTTTT